CGGAATCAACATGAGGGGGCAACAGGATACGCCGCCAGCGACAAACCACCAGCCATTGTCCTGCATTAGCGTAGACTACTCAAGCTACAAGAACACCCAAGCGAGGCAGTCATGTAGCAAAGCAGGCATTGCCCTACAAGGAATATTTTGTAGGGCAATAACTAATACGGGGGTATTAGTAAGGGGAGGTATACGGCACTAAGTGATACAGGGGTGGCAGTTATACGGGATGGTGTATAGCGTCCAGTATAGTGAACACAAGCAGGGTTAACGTGCAGGGCAGTGGGCGGTAAGTACTCATGCGGGTGGGGCGCTACTCCCACTGGAACCTCAACGATATATGGTAATTGCCATCCGCCATAACATAGCTTTACCATTAGCCGTATGGACTTGGGACGTGTAGGTGCTCGTAACTGGTTCCTTTTTACCTACAAATTGTCGCGTGTCTGCTTCCACGCCGCCGCATGAGTAAGCTTTATATAGGGTGATTTGCGTGGGGTGTAAAGAGGTGTGGAGGAGATTTTAGGGATGTTACGTGAGGTGTGGGGGCGTATCCGTATCCGGCCCTCGCCTATATGCGGGGGGTGCCGCCATCCCCACCGTACCCCATTTGTTCACGTTTTGTTCACGGTATGTTCTATGCGTTCACGGTTTGTTCCAAGCATAAGTATAGAACAAGCTTAACAATAAAAGCTTAAGTATAGAACAAGCTTAAGTATTGTTATAGTTGTGCTTGTAATAGTCGTGCTTGTAATAGTGAAGCTTAAAGCTCGTCTTGTTCGTTCTCATCCGGCGCTGGTAAGGCGAGCTGCTCTAACATACCCGCAAGCTGCTCGCGCTGATCATAGTCAAGATGGCCAACATTAATCGGTTGAACGTCAAGCTTACCCGTGACTTCAATCTGTTGCTTATCACTATAGTACTGATTCCACTTACCAATAAGCCTTAGCCTTGTGTCTATCATAGTACGCTTGTGAGCGGGATCTATAGTCATGTCATCAGCTATCCGAATGCAATCGTCAGCAAGATAATGCGTGCCTATTCTTTGCGCATGCGCGAGATCGTCAGCAAAATCAGGCATTCGCTTTCGCCAGGTCCAGATCGTATCGAAGCTTGGCATTCCTTCCATTGCGCAAATAGCTGACAATGTGACGCCGTTACAAAGCTTTTCAATAATAGCTATTCTTATTTCGTCGCTATAGATCGACGGTCTACCGAGTTTGAGCCTTTCATGAGGCTCTTTCTTTCTTGTCATCCTAAAACCCTACCTAAGCTTGACTAGTGTGAAGCCAAGCTTAGGCAAAGCTTGACTGTATTATACGTTATCTGTTTCTTCCTCGTCGCTATCATCGCTTTCGTCATTGCTTTCGTCGTCATCCTCTTCCATTGCTTGTTCTACGTAGTCTAAAGCCGCTTCGAGCTGCTCGATTGCTTCGTGAATAAAGGCTAGCTGCGTCTCATATGGTAGCAAATCAAAGTCGTCATTCCATTCTGCAAGCGTTGTGCTTTCGTCATCGTTTATCAAATTAAAGCTTAACATAGCAATCTCACTGTTTAAGTCAGTCATGGCTTTGTCCTTTCATGGCTTGGAACAGATTAGCCTTGCCAGAGGATTATTGCAACGAAATGACGCAACATTCCTAGCTATGCAATAATGCATAATAGCTATGCTTAGAAACAAGCTTGACTATAAATCGCGTATAATTATAAAGCATAGCAATAACAACGAAACGAAAGGGTAATGACATGAACAAGAAAACAAATTTTGCACGTTACGCCAACAAGCTCGAAGCTTTAGACAAGCTTAACCAATATGACGAGCTATTAAATGAAGCTCATATAGCCTTAATCGAATTGGATTCGCCAAACGATTTTGCAAGTGACGAAATAAGCGCGTTGTTAACTAATATCAAAGACGCAATTTACGAAATAAAATTTCGTTCTCTCGTAGCATAACAATAAACCGAAAGGGACTAACATGCTTTTAGATTATCAAGTCGCATTAACGCTTAAGTCACAAAACGCAAAAACAGGACCGATTCCGGTCTCGACCACAACATATTCAACATGTCCAGACGCTTGCCCATTGCGCAAAAACGGTTGCTACGCTGGAAATGGTCCATTGTTTCTGTTTTGGCAAAAGGTAACAGATCAAAACGTCGGTGGCTCTTGGCAAGCTTTCGTCGATCAAATTGCTAAGCTTAAAGCAAAGACGTTGTGGCGTCATAATCAAGCCGGTGACTTGCCAGGCAATCGCGTGACAATCGACAAGAAAGCTTTGCTTATGTTAGTCAAGGCAAACATGGGTAAGCTCGGCTTTACCTACACGCATTATGACGTGATTAACAATAAAACTAATCGCGACTTGGTTAACCAAGCCAATAAAGACGGATTTACTATCAATCTTTCGGCAAATAACCTCGCACACGCCGACAAGCTCAAAGCTTTAAACGTCGGACCTGTTGCCGTCGTTTTACCGTCAAGCGTGCAAGGTAATCAAAAGCTTGTGACGCCAAACGGTAACAAAATTGTTGTCTGTCCGGCGACTTATCGCGATGACGTATCGTGCAAATCTTGTGGCTTGTGTGCAATGCAACGTGACGCAATCGTAGGCTTTCCAGCTCATGGCGTGCAAGTCAAACGCGCTGATAAGATTGCAGCGTAAACAAGCTTAACAATAACAACGAAAGGATAATATCATGCGACCCTTATACACAATAGCACGCGACATTCGTAAAGATTGGACTAAAGTAAACTACGCTGCAAAGCCTTACCTTGATGCTATGTCGAGCCTGTCATCGATTAACGATGCGTTTCACTATGATAACGGCAAGAGCATTGTGCGTTATTTTTTAAGCAATGCTTCGACGTGGAAAGGCGACACGGCAAAGTCTATCAAAGCCGAGCTTAAAGCCATGCTATAAAGCTTAACAATATCAAACAACGATAGGCGTCTTTATGATGCCTATCATACCATTAAACCCATGAAACTAAAAGGAAAACCATCATGCAATGGTCAGTTTACCATCGTCTAAACCTACATGTCAGCGCGTCTAATCTTGATTTGATTAGAGCAGTTTGGCGTAAAATTGATCGGACTAAAAAACAACGCGACGCTAGAAGCATGCGGCACGCGCTTTATAAGCTCTTGATCGAACACCACGAGCAAGCTCGCGAGGTAGTCAAGGTATGGCGACTATGACGTGGGTTGATACGCTTGATGCGCTTTATGAAGCTTCCGTGTGGTACGTTTTGTTAATGGCCACATGGGTAGCCTGCGATAAAATATTCGGTGAAAAATAAGCTTGACTATTGTTTTGAAGCTTGGCAATGTGACTTTGCTTTTCTAATAGAACAGCAAAACGGAGAAAAAAAAATGACAACGCAACAAAAATTAGACAACATTGCTTTGCTTGATTTTAGGCTTGCTGGGTGGATTGTTAACAGCAAGCTTATGGGTCTAAGCGATGACGATATTCTAAAGACAGTGAAAAAAATTATAGACGTGCTTAACATCGTGAAAAAATAGGAGAAAAAAAATGTATATCGTGAAAGACGTAGACAATGTGTATTCATCCTCGGTTATTGCTGAGGTTAATACCTTACCAGAGGCAATTCGGGCTATTCCGGGTAAAATTTATCTTATCGAAGAGGATGAGCAGTTTCCCGGCCATCATGACGTGATCACTTGGCAATGCCGCCAATTCGTAATTGAACCTAAAAAGGCGAAAAAAAATGTATGATATTGATGACGAAATTGACGAAATGAACCCTTTGGATCCCGCTGGTTTGGAATTTGCCTATCCTGCAGGCTCACAATATAGCAGCCGAACACGTCAATTCCGTGTTTTAGGCTTCCGTGACCTTGAACAGGCAGAAAAATGGAAAGACGCCTATTATGAGCGCGCTTGGGGCTACGGTCCTATTATTCGCATCATTGAGAATGATAAAAAAATTGAGATAACCGTCGACGAGATGACCTCTTGCGATTGACAAGCTTAACAAGCTTTGCTACTGATTTGACACCAACAAC